CGGCGATCCAACGAAAAGTGGGTCAGATTTAAATCGGCGTTGACATGTGGCGGTTTGACCATCGGTGCCGGTCAGCGTGAGCGTGAGCTCGAAGGTATGCGGCTGACCGCGCGGCTCGGTCTGCCACCATTCGCGGATAGCCACCGCGCCGCCGAACGACTCGACCACCATGCGCACGCTGTTGGCCGTGCCCTTGCGGCGCTGGATCGCCATGGCGCTACGCAGGCGCGAGCGCTTGACTGCATCGCTCCAGTCGGCCTTCCAGTCGTCCACCGACAGCGTCCAGGCCAGCCACGGCAGATGGCCGGCCGGGCACGTGTCCGGGTTCCACAGATCCGGGTACGGCAACGGGATCGCTTCCAGGCGATCGGTGACGGCAGCCAGGGCGCGCTCCATCGGCGTGGCGTTGGGCGGCAGCGGGGAGTTACTCATCGATGCCGGCATGCACGATGTCGATCGCGGTGCAGTAGGCGGCCTGCGTGCGGCTGATCCGGATGTCGGCTGCAGGCGAGTCCAGCTCAACACGCTGCACGCCATTGACAAATAATTTGGCCTTGATGGCTGACTCGGGGACGTCGCGGCCGATGCGGTGCGCCTCGGCGAGATAGGCCTGCAGGCTGCGCAGGGCTTCGCGCATGACCACCGCCGAGTCCGGGCCAGCGTAGGTGTAGACGCGCCCACGGATCGCGTACAGGACGATCTGCGCGCTCTGGACCGCTACCTCGTCTGTCAACGGGCGCACGTCGGCATCAGTGAGGACGGCGGCCACTTCGTCGAGCAGTTCCTGCGGCGCGGTGCCATCTCCGGTGCGCGATTGCACGGTGACCAGCACTTGCCCAGGTGCGGGGCTGGTGGCACTGGCGTCCATGACATCGGCTGACGCGCTGAGCGCGTGATAGATGTACGCGCCCTCGGGGCCGGCAACACTGAAGCCCTCCGGCGCCAGCTGGATGCGGCGGCGAAAGTCCACGTCCGACTCGTAGGTTGGTGGGGTGCCGTTCTCCGGCTGCCCTGGATCGAGCACCAGGCGCGCGACGCCAAACAATGCGCCCAAGTGATCGAGGTTGGTACCCGTCGCGAAGGCCAGCATGGTCTGCTGGGCCTTGTCGTTGGCGCGCTGGCGAATCAGCAACTCGCGGGCTGCGAACAGCTGCAGCAGCTTGTAGACCGGATCCGATTCAGTGAGTGCAGAGAATTCCGGCATGAGCCGGCGAAATTGAGTCAATGCGTCGGCGAAGATCGCTTCAAAGTCCAGAGCTTCAATGAGATCTGGAGCCTGTAGCTTGGAGAGATCAACTGCTGTAAACGAGGCCATTTGTAATGCCGGTTTCTAATGTTCCTAGGTTATGCGGCTTTTGTCACCTTTAAAGTCATACGATTTGTAAAATACAACCCAACGCGAAACGATTGCCCGACGAAATAATATTGACATAGGCTCAGGTGTGAGAAAAGCGTCGGAATCTTTATATTTTTTCAGACCGCATCAATGCCGGTTATTTATGAATTGACCAAAAAGTGGGTGTGTGATATACAGCCGTTACAGGGGGAAATTTTCAAGGAGATTAGGATGAAAAATTTATTCAAAATTGCCTGTTTGAGCCTTAGCTTTATCTCATTTTATTCATCTGCTCAAGTGCGACACGTGACACCTGAGAGTGAAGAGTCTAAAGCCTACTCAAAGAGCGCTATGATATCGCCTGCTGAGGCGGCTAGGCGAATCAACATTCAAGAAAACTCGGAAAAAGATTTGGCTGCACTGACTCGCCGCTATAGTGGACGACTTGCGGGTGCCTATTGGGAAGAGACTCCTGAGTTTCGATTCGTTATCAGATTGAAGGGGGACGAGAAAGTGCCTGCTGCAAAACTTTCAACGTCCTTCGGCGAAGTTCCCGTGATTATAAGGCTCGGCGCCAGCAAGACTGCTGAAGAAGTGAGGCAAATAATCAATAGCAACCAGGAGGCCTTGTTTAAAAGCGTGCGCGGATTGCAAGGCAATTCCTATGATGAAAAAACGGGTCAAATAGTTTTGTATGTTTCTGTTTCAGAGTCGGAAAAAGCTAGTATAAGGGCGGAGGTTCCAGCACTCGAGAAGGTGCTTGGCAATCCGGTGCGAATTGAGTTCCTGCCCGGCTCTTTAAGGCAAGCGGCTTATCTTCGTGGTGGAAATATCCTTCAAGGCTCTGACGGGAGCCAATGTACTAGCGGATTCATGGTCAGGGAAACTGCGACAAAGACTGCAGGTGTATTAACGGCTGGTCACTGCCCCGATACTATGATTTATTATAATTGGGTTCCGGCAGGGCAGGCTGGACAGGTTGTTGCAATCTTGGATTTTAAAAAAGAGTTATACGATGGTGGTCACGATTTGCAGTGGCATGGTTTTCCGAGTATTGGCTACACAGCATCTTCATCAATAACTGGTTCCAATGTTAATTCGACAGGCATCAACGCTATCCAGAATTCGGGCACCGCTACCGTTGGTCAGCGCCTTTGCCATCGCGGTGTAAATACGGGATTCTCTTGTGGGGTCGTTTCGGCTACAAGTTTTGGGTTTCCTCCGAAGTCTTGTAATGGGCAAGACTGTGATAGCTCGGCGTACATGGCAATGGTCGGAGACGAGTTGGCATGCTTCGGCGGTGACAGTGGTGGTCCTGTTTGGAGTGGATTTACTGCATATGGCATCGTCAAGTCTGCTGCTTTTTCAGGTGCTAATCCTGGGCAGTGCGGATTACTCGTATATATGCGGATCGGAAAGATTCTTGACGCTGGACTGCGCCTCTTCTGATATATTTTGCAATGTCGACATGGGATCATCACTCAGATAGTGCAGTGATTCGATCTATGATTATTTTTTTTACGAGATCGAAATCTGTTGAGTTATAACCGAGCAGTACGCGCTTACCGTAGCGTATTGTTGGGCCCTCTCTTCGCACCTGCTCTTGCAGTCCCTCTTGGTGCACGCGTGCAATGCGCGAGACGCGTCCCACAAATCCAACGCTCACAGCATTGGGGCTGGCACTGACCTTGAAGTACTTTGCCTGCCGCAGCTTGGCAAACATTTTGGCGCGTTTGACGCGCCCGGACTTCTGCCGCAGCTGCTGCTTGCGCGGTGCGTACGGCGTGCCGTCGGGCGCTTGCTGCTTGCCGATACGCTGGCTTTGCGAGCGCCGCAGTTCCGTTCCGATCTTGCGTGCCAGCTTGCGTCGCTCGCCCTCCTGCAGGCGTGCCAGCAGCGGTGCGGCCCAGGTCTCCAGCGCGGTCAGGTCATCCATGTCGGATCGATCTGTGGCTCGAGCGCATGGGTGATGTCGTGCCCGCCGCCATCCTTTGCGGTCACGACCACGCGTTCGGTCAGCGGGAGCTTGATCGACAGATCCACTGCGTCGTTGGCGAGGATGTCGGCCTCGAAGGCGATGTCGCCGCGTCGCGCAGGGTTGGACAGCAGTTCGGACTGATTGGCCTGCACCCATTGCAGCAGCGGCAGCATCACGCTGTCCGGGTGGCCGGCGTAGTCGGTCACGATCAGGTTGAGCGTCTATTGGTACTCGAACGACAGCCCCGGCTGGAACGTGCTGACCAGGCTGCCGGCGTCGATAAACACCAGCAGCCGATCAGCATCGCGCGCCAGTTCCGGTAATGCCGCAACCAGATGCGCGCGCAGGCTGGCGGGCTTGATCATGGCGCCGACTCCGGTGCGTGCAGATCGATCCAGTCCTGCAGCGCGCTCAACTGCGCGGCGGTGGCGTGGCAGCTGGTGTAGTTGTCGGCGACAGTTCCGGCGATGACAGAGAGCGTAATGCCGGCGGCCGGCGCATCAGGATCTCCGGCGGGCGGCCCGGCAGGGTTGCCCGTGGCGGCGGCGTCGTGCAGCCGCACAAAGCCAGCAGGGATAGCGCAAGCAGCATCGGCTTTCTGGGTGACATAGATCGGGACCTCGCGGGTGATGGTGGCGCCGGCTTCGCGCACGATCTGCACGCGGTCGACGTACTCGACAACGGTTTTTGTGGAAGCCCTTGCACTGTCGCGCTCGGCGATGGCGGCAGCTTTTGCGTCTAGCGCTTGCTTGCGCTCTGTGCGCGCAGTGCTGACGCGTCGCTCCTGCCACACGCAGCCACCGACGAGCACTGCAATCAGCGCCAGCAGGATGATCAGGCGCGTGACCATCAGTTGACGCCCAGGATCTGCAGGGCGCGCTGCGTGCGCGTGACGCGATCGCTGTGGCCTTCGGGCAAGCGCTTGTTACGCACGTTGCCCAGGTTGATCTTGCGGCCCAGGCCCAGCACATCGCCGGCATCGGCCAGCACGTTGAGGCCGTTGTCGTGCCAGTACGCCGCCGCGCCCATTGCGCTCGGCTCAATCTGCAGCAGCAGATCCGGCTGCTCTTCCACCGGCAAGCCGATCAGCACACCGATGCGGCGGTAGTTGCCACGAAAGGTGTGCTGCATTGGGCCACGGCCCCGGTATAGGTGCCCGTCGCCGCTGGCTTCGTTGCCGTTGCCCAGGCGGTCGGCGTAGACGAAGTTGGCCAGGCCGATTGGGTTGCGCAGGAACTTGGGCGCTTGTGCGGGCGTGATACGTGCGCCGAAGACTTCCAACAGCCGTGCGCTGGTGGTGTAGGTCAGCCCTTCTTCCATCCGCGACAGGCTCAGGCTTTCGTGGCCGACCTGGCCGAGCCAATGCGCGGCGCGGCGCTTGGTGGTGATGCCAAAGCGATTGGCGGCGGCGAGCAGGGGGGCGTGCCAGCGCTGAGCGCGTTGCGGTGAGCACTGCATGATCGAGGCGAGTTGGGTATCGGTGAACATCAATCGACCTTAAGGATGCGCGCCACATTGCCCTGGGCGCGGTAGGTGAGCACCGCCAGCACGATCAACGTGCCCAGGTGCCAGAGACTGACTTGCGAGCCGGCGCCGACCAGCAGGATGTGCAGCGCCTGGCCGCCGGTGCTGGCGATCAGCAGCCACGCGCACCAGCCCGCGCCGCGTCGATGGCGCGCATCGACCGGGCGGTGGTAGGTAAGCAGGCGGACGCAGATGGCGAGCGAGGCCATCAACGTCAGGACGGTGACCAGGCTATGCACTGGGCGGACCTCCACGACGTAGGAAGGAAAAGTCGAAGGACTTGCTCTTTTCGATCAGGCCCAGCGTGACGGTGATCGCGCACGCCGCACTCGCAAAAGCGGCCACGCCGCTGGACTTGATCGGCAACCAGCGCAGCAGCTCCGGTGCCAGCTGGTAGCCGGCGATCACGCTCACCGGGAAATAGATCAATCGCGCCAGCAGCGGTTGCTTGGCGGCGGACACGACGAACAGCGCGCCGCCGGCGAAGGCGCCGATCAGCGCGTCACCGTCGATGCCAGGCAGCACGGAGGCAAGGCCCACACCGGTGGCGATCAAAAAGCCGCTCGATACGGAGGTGGGTTCGGTCATCAGGTCAGTCCCATAGCTGCACAAGCGGCGTCATCGCCGCTGTGGTGGTGGTTACCTCGGGCAACTCCACTGGCGTGCCATGCGGGAGCACGGCGCCCAGTTCGGCCAGGCCGGGATTGAGGAGGTAGGTGCGCTCGACCAGGCCGGCCGTGCTGCCCAGGTGGCGCCAGCACAGCAGGTCGACGGTGTCGCCTTGCATGGCGTGCACGCGCATCAGATGAGCTCTACCGTGCTGCGCGGCAGGTTCTGCAGATCGCGCACGGCCCAGCGCTGGTCGCGGCGTAGCTCGGTGATGCTCGGTGACAAGTCGTCGGCGCGCTGGTTGGCACTGTCGGTGGCATCGAAGCTGCGGTAGCGCTCTGCTACCTCGACGGCGGTGGCACACGCAACGGCGCGCAGGTACAGCTGCACGCGGCGCGAGATGCCATCGACCGCGGTGCTGGGCACATCAGCCAGTGCAGCGTAGCCGGCGGCCTGCTGCGTCTGCGCCCAGGCATCGAGCTCATCGTTGACCGCCAGCATGGCGGCAATAATGGCGTGGCGCAGACGGGCATCGGTGACGGTGCCATCCAGGCGCATGCTCGCCCGCACAGTGGCCGGTGCGATCGCCGGCCAGAACGGCGCATTGGCGATCGCATCAGGCGTGGCGCTCGTGGTGCCGGTGGCGGTGAATCCGCTCATGCATGGCTCGGAATAGATCGCCGGTGGTCGGGGCGTCACCGCAGCGATGCAGTGCTGTGGATCAGCCCCGAGCCGGCGAGGGTTGCGGGGACGCTCGGTTATGCGTTGGTGCCCGCAGGCTCAACGCTGAACTTCTTCAAGAGGCGCTCGGCGCGTTCCAGATCCTTCTTGCCGCCGCAGCTGCCGTGCAGCGCGATGGCGCGTTGCAGGTCGGCGACAGCGGCGGCGGCGATGGGCTGCGCCTGGTCGGCGGGCGTCTCATCGGTGATGCCTGCCAGTGATGCGCGGGCCAGTGCCAGGTGCAGCTTGGCGCGCACCTCGTCGGGCATGTCCTGCTCGGCGGTCAGCGTGGCGGTATCGGCCAGCACGGCCGCATCGAACGGCTGGCCGGTCTTCTGGGCCGACAATGCTGCTTCGGCGATCTCTTCAGCCAGCACGCAGCCCACCGTACGGGTGAAGCGGTCGGGCATCTGCAGCTGGTGCTTGAGCACATAGGCGCCCAGCTCCAGCGCGCCGGCATAGTCACCAGCATCAATGCGCCACACCATGCACGTGGTGACGATCTCATCCTGCGCACCCTGGCCACCGGCCAGCACGCCGGCCAGATACGGCACGTAGGCCGGCAGCAGCTGCACCTTGAGCGCGGCCTTGCCCTGGTCGGACTGGATCTGCTTCAGCCGCAGGCGATCGCTCTGCAGCTGCGCCATGTGCTGCTCGTAGGCGGTGGCGCCGGCCATCAGTTGGTGCGGTGCACGCTGGGCTGCCTCCAGCTCGGCGAGCACGCGGCTGTGGTGGCGCTTGGCGGGACTGTCGGCCATGGCTTAGTCCTCGATCTCGATGTGCTCCACCACGCAGCCCAGGCCGTAGTCTTCGACCACGTACGCATCGTTGGAGGACTCGTAGTTCTCGATGCGATCGCGTGCGGGCACTTCCTGGATGTAGCGGCGACGGCCGCCGGTCTGGTAGTAGATCGACAGGTTCGCCAGCGAAGTGACCATCAACGCGCCGTCCGGCAGGTACGGCACCTCGGCTACCTGCAGGCCGCCGACGCGGCGCTGGCTCAAGATCAGGTCGGTGGCGATCTTCTCGCTGGCCGGCTGATCCTTGTTGACCATCGGGAAATACTTGTCGTGCATCAGGTCGCGGCCCAGCACCACCACCAGGCTTGGATCCTTGCGGTGCCACGGGTCCAGCAGATTACTCACGACGTCGTACACCAGTGCGTCGAGGTTGCCGTAGTCGGCACCGGCACCGCCGATAACGACCTTGCCGGCCGTCTTGCCGCTCGCCAGCACGCGCTGGGCGGCGTTGATGCGGTACTGCTGCAGCCAACCGATGTTGACGTCTTCCAGCAGCGGGAACTTGGCGCGGTCGGTGTCGGCAGCGGCGTGCGTGCCGTTGAAGCCGATCTGCAGACGGTCCAGCGCCTGACGCTTGACGATGGCATCGCGCAGGCGCGCCTGGAAGTCGGGGAACTTGGCCCAGGTGTCGAGCAACGCATACGGAATGGCGGTGTCGAAGTCGGTCTTCTTGGCGACGTACTCGTTCTTGTCGAGTGCGGCCACGTTGCGCGGGGTGCGGGTCTTGCCGGCGCCGGTATCGGTGCGGCTGGCGATACTGCCGGTGACGCCGATGCCCACCTTCTGACCGGACAGTTCGTCCACCGGGATGATGTTGATCTTGGACAGGAACTCGCTCGACTCCTGCATGCGCGTTTCCAGCTTCTGCTGAACGGTCGGATCGACAGCGAAGGAATGGAAGGCGGAGGTGATGCCGTTGAGCTTGGCGATCTGCTCGGCGAACTGGTTGAACTGCAGGCGGGTGGCGTTTTGCATGGTGGCTCCGAAGGATGTGGCGCTGCGGCGTGTGTGTGGTGTGGGATCAGCAGTCGGTCAGCACGGCCGCGCCGCTGCCGGTGACCACCGGCCTTGCGGGCTGTGCCGGGTCCGGCTGCTGCGACAGCGACTCGCGCAGCTGCGCCAGGTCGTTTGCCAACTGCTCGTGCTTGGTCTTCTGCTCGGCGTGTTCGGCCTGCAGGCGGTTGAAGCGTTCGTCCTGGCCGCGCACGTACTCGGCGATCTCTTCGACGCCCTGGCCGAGGTCGGCGAACTGCTCGGCGGTGATGCTGGTGGCGTCCTCGCTCTTGAGTGCGGTGCGGATCCGGCTGAGTAGATTGGCAACCGGGCCTTCGCTGACTTCGCTGAATTCCAGCGCGGTTTCCTCGGCAACGGTGAACAGGTTGCCCGGTGACTGCTTGCGATCGGCCAGCGGATTGGCGTCCGGGTTCTGGCTGGCGAAGCTGAGCATGGAGGTGCCCAGACTGGCCGGCGAATCGGTCACGGCCAGGCCGACCAGATACGCCTTGCCGGTGTTAGCGAACTTCTCCTGCACCTCGATGCTGGTGTAGAGCTTCTGCTTGGACTTGTTGATGGTGATCAGATCGGCGGTCGGCTCGATCTGGGCAAACAGCGCCAGGCGCTTGCTGCCGTCGATCTCGACCTCTTCGGCCTTCACTGCAGTGACATCGCCATACGCACGGAATGGCGAATCCGGCAGCAGGCTGCGCATGTGCTCGATCCAGATGCGGGCGTTGTAGGTCTCGCGGTTGTAGGTCGCGGCCATGTCTTCGATCCAGCTGCGTTGGATCGTGCGGCCATCGGTGGTGGCGCCTTCGACGGCCACGCGGAACCAGTTGGAACGGAACTTCTTGGCCTTGGCCGACATGGGTGTCCTCTGCGCTGGATGCGTTTGCGATGACCCATGGTCAAACGCGACGCATAGCGCAGCAACGAAAACACCGTGTAAACAAGGCGATTACGCGTTGCTCAACTGTCGGGATTAAGAGGTGTGCTGCACCCTGATCGGCATGCAAAGCGTTGCCACCCAGCTCCCGATGGACACCCGCAGACAGGCCAAGTTCCTGTACTGGATGGGATGGCGCGTGACCGAAATTGCCCAGGCCATCGGCGAGAACGAGAAGACTGTACACAGCTGGAAGTCGCGTGACGAGTGGGATCGCGCAGATAACGTTGAGCGTATCGGTGGAGCACTGGAAGCGCGCCTGGTCGTGCTGATCATGAAGCCGGAAAAATCCGGCGGCGACTTCAAGGAAATTGATCTGCTGCATCGGCAGCTGGAGCGCCAGGCGCGCATCCAGCGCTACCAAGGCGGCGGCAACGAGGCCGACCTGAATCCGGCTGTGGCGAACCGCAATGCCGCGCCGAAGAAGAAGCCCAAGCGCAACGACTTCACCGAGGAGCAGATCGAGCAGCTGACCACGGCATTCGTCGACGGCTGCTTCGACTATCAGCGCGATTGGTACCGGGCCGGCAACGAGCGTACCCGTATCATCCTCAAGTCGCGCCAGATCGGTGCCACGTACTACTTCGCCCGCGAGGCGCTGATCGACGCGCTCACCACCGGGCGCAACCAGATCTTCCTCAGCGCGTCCAAGTCGCAGGCGCACCTGTTCCGTAGCTACATGCAGCAGTTCGTGCGCGAGACGATCGACGAAACGCTGTCCGGCGGCGACACCATCGTGTTTCCCAACGGCGCCGAGCTGTTCTTCTTGGGCACCAATGCGCGCACCGCGCAGGGCTACCACGGCAATTTCTACTTCGACGAATTCTTCTGGACCTACGGGTTCAACGAATTGAACAAGGTCGCCAGCGGCATGGCGATGCATATGAAGTGGCGCAAGACCTACTTCAGCACGCCATCGAGCATGGCCCACGAGGCCTACACGTTCTGGACCGGCGAGCGCCGCAACAAGGGCAAGCCGGCCGCGCAGCGGATTCAGATCGATGTCTCGCACGATGCGCTCGCCGGCGGTCGCCGCTGCCAGGACCGCGCGTGGCGGCAGATCGTCAACATCCTCGATGCCCAGCGCCGTGGCTGCGACCTGTTCGACATCGACGAGCTCCGCGAGGAATACAGCCCGGACGCCTTCGCCAACCTGTTGATGTGCGAGTTCGTCGACGATGGCGCCAGCATCTTCCCGCTGGCGATGCTGCAGCCGTGCATGGTCGATAGCTGGGTCGAGTGGGGTGAGGACTACAAACCGTTCGCCGCGCGCCCCTACGGCGATCGCGCGGTGTGGATCGGGTACGACCCGGCAGAGACGGGCGACACCGCCGGCCTGGTCGTGGTGGCGCCACCGCAGCAGCCCGGCGGCAAGTTCCGGCTGCTGGAGCGCATCCAGTTCCGGGGCATGGACTTCGCCAAACAAGCCGCCGAGATCGAGCGCATCACGCGCCGGTACTGGGTGACCTACATCGGCATCGATACCACCGGCATGGGCAGCGGCGTGGCGCAGCTGGTAAAGCAGTTCTTCCCGAATCTGGTCACCTTCAGCTACTCGCCCGAGGTCAAAACGCGCCTGGTGCTCAAGGCGTTCGACGTGATCCATAACGGGCGGCTGGAGTTCGACGCCGGCTGGACCGATGTGGCGCAGTCGTTGATGGCCATCCGCAAGACCATGACGGCCAGCGGCCGGCAATCCACCTTCACCGCTGGCCGCTCGGAAGAGACCGGCCACGCGGACCTGGCGTGGGCACTGTTCCACGCGCTGCAGAACGAACCGCTGGAAGGGCGCACCTCGCGCAACTCCGGCTTCATGGAGATCTCTTGATGTTGACCGACCAGTTGCCCGCGACCGCGCCTGCAGCGCCAGCCGTGCCTGCACGCATCGAGGCGTTCACCTTTGGCGACCCGACACCGGTGCTCGATGGGCGCGGTGTGCTGGACTATCTGGAGTGCTGGCAGAACGGGCGCTGGTACGAGCCGCCGGTGGCACTGGATGGCCTGTCCAAGACCACGCGTAGCAATCCGTTCCTGCAGTCCGGGCTGATCTTCAAGCGCAACATGCTGGCGCGCACCTTCAAGCCGCATCGGCTGCTGCCCCGCGAGGCCTTCGAGCAGCTGTCACTGGATTGGATCACGCTGGGCAATGGCTACCTTGAGCGCCGCCGCAACCGAATGGGCGGTGCGCTGTCGCTGAGTGCGCCGCTGTCCAAGTACATGCGGCGCGGTATCGCCGAGGGCGAGTACTTCCAGGTGCGCACCTGGCACGACGAGCACGTGTTCGAGCCGGGCAGCGTGTTCCAGCTGCGCGAAGCCGATGTCGATCAAGAACTCTACGGCCTGCCCGAGTGGATGCCGGCGATGCAGTCCGCGCTGCTCAACGAATCGGCCACGCTGTTCCGGCGCAAGTACTACAACAACGGCTCGCATGCCGGTTTCATTCTGTACCTGACCGACCCGCAGCAGAGCCAGGAAGACGTGGATGCGCTGCGCAACGCCATGAAGGGCGCCAAGGGGCCGGGCAACTTCCGCAACCTGTTCCTGTACTCGCCAGGCGGCAACAAGGATGGCTTGAAGCTGATCCCGGTCAGCGAAGTGGCGGCCAAGGATGAGTTCAGCGGCATCAAGGGCATCACTCGCGACGACATGCTGGCCGCGCTGCGGATCCCGCCGCAGCTCATGGGCATCGTGCCGCAGAACGCTGGCGGCTTCGGGTCGATCCGAGAGGCCGCTGCCGTGTGGGCGGCCAACGAGCTGGAGCCGCTGCAGGCGCGCATGTTGAAGATCAATGACTGGGTGGGCGATGAGGTGATCGCCTTCACCCCCTACGCGCCGCCAGCGGCCGCGTAATCCTTTCCCACTGCAAGACCACGCAATGCTCAAGAACCTCCGTTGTGGCGAATGCGCTCGCCTGCTTTGCAAGGCCGGCGCATTCGATGAAATCCAGATCAAGTGCCCGCGCTGCGGCACCCTCAATCACCTGAAGGCCGAGAGCCTCACCTCCGATCGCCGCGAGCGAATCCAAGAAGGCTCTCACCATGAAAAACCAGCTCCTGCAGGGCGACGCCCTGACCATCCTGCCCACGCTCGAAGCGAATTCGTTCGACGCGTTGATCACTGATCCGCCGTATGCGAGCGGCGGCCTTACCGCTGCGGCACGGGCCAAGCCGCCATCGCAGAAGTACGTCCAGGGCGGTGGCGCGCAACTGCATGCCGACTTTGTCGGCGACGAGCGCGACCAGCGCTCACACCTGAAGTGGATGCACCTGTGGCTGTCCGAGTGCGCGCGCGTGCTCAAGGACGGCGCACCGGTCCTGCTGTTCACCGACTGGCGGCAGCTGCCGCTGACCACCGACGCCCTGCAGATCGCCGGCTTTACCTGGCGCGGCATCACCGTCTGGGACAAGACCGAAGGCGTGCGGCCTCAGCTTGGGCGCTTCCGCAACCAGGCCGAATACATCGTCTGGGGCAGCAAGGGCAACATGCCGTTGGATCGCCGCGCGCCGGTATTGCCTGGCGTCATCCGTGAATCGGTGCGCAAGGCTGACAAGCACCACCTGACCGGCAAGCCGACCGAATTGATGCGGCAGCTGGTGCGTATCTGCGAGGCGGGTGGGCGCGTGCTCGATCCGTTTGCTGGTAGCGGAACCACGTTGGTCGCTGCGCAGTTGGAAGGATTCGAGGCGGTCGGGATTGAGATGACGGATCAGTACACCGCCGTTACGCGCGATCGGTTGACAGCGCTGTAATCAGGTAGCCGGGCCGCTCATAGCGGCTCGGCTTTCATTGCGCGGGGGATGGGCGCAAGGCGATAACGCGATAACGCGATACTGACTACCGTCGCCATAGCGCGGCCCTTTCTTGTCGATCTCGGCGCATAGCCTGTCCTTGCCACAGGCAACGAGATTGGCACGAGCAACACGATCCAAAAAGGTGATCTCCGCCCTGAGTTGGGCGGCTTCCGCGATAGCCGCTTTTGTGCTGTAAAGCGCGTAGCCGGCGACGACCAGGCTGATGACACCCGCCACCAGCAGGGCAATCGATGCGATCCACATGCGCCGCGTTGTCGTTGTTTCCAGGGAATGCTGTGCGTGTGCGTAACGCCGGGTCGCCTGCTGGACCGTCTGCTCCGCAGTTGCCATCTTCTTGTTGAATCGCTCGGCCGCCGGTTCCAACGTTTGCGTCAGCGCCTGATTGCTCAACTGCGTCAGCCGGGGAAGTGCGCTTTCCACGACGCGATTGACGCGCTGATCGGCACTGTTGACGGCGCTCTGCAGAAGTTGCAGCTGCTCCCGGACCAGATCGTCCAATGCGTGCTCGCGCCGCTGCAGCGTCCCGATCATCGCCGCTAGGGCCTGGATCGATTCTTTTAGGGTGCGTACCGACCCGTTGACATCGGGCAGCGCGGAGGTGTTCTGCATGTCCATAGTGTTCTCTCGATGATTCAACTTGCTGCACGTGTTCCGGCTATCCACCACCGCCACCACCGCCGCCGCCACCACCGCCGCCGCCGCCGCCGCCGCCGCCATCTCCGCCACCACCACCGTCACCCTGCGGACCTTGCATCGCCGGGCCGTTGGCGAACTGCGGCAGTGTCATCACCATCACCGGGCCACGGCTGGTCTGCACCTCTGTCGAGACGTCCATGTTCAGTGCCTGGCGCGTATTCGCCTGCTCCTGGGCTTCCTGCATTGCCTGGGCATCCAGAAACTCATGCCCTTGTTTGGCAAGGGCCTGGCTGTAGGGACTGTTGGCGACCCGTTTCAAGGCCTGTTCGATCGCCAATTCGTTCTTGCAGTCGATGGCGTACAGCAACTCGTCCACATCCGGATCGC